ATTTTGCTGTAGCAGCAACTACTGCAAATGGATTAGCAACTAATCAGATCAAATTAGCAACATCTCTTGCTAATGCAAACACTGAGACTACAATTTCATTTACAAGTCCACCTTTAGGCGATCCACTTACAGGTCAAACTTATTTCCTTCTTGAAACTACAGATTTAGGTGACAATATCATTGCATACATGAAACCAGCTACTTTCTCTATTGGAGAGAGAATATATCAGGGTGCATCTAATACATCATTTACTGCATTTGGATTTATTAAGAATTGGGATGCATCAGGTCGTGTTGTTAGTGTTGAACTTATAGAAGGTGACTTTGTAGTTGGCGAACCTGTATTTGGTGAAGAGTCTGGTGCGTTTGGTCAGATACATGCATTTGATAGAGCAGATGCTGAATTTATCGTATCACCAATTAGCACATCATCTGCAAACTGGGAGAAGACAACTGGATTCTTAGATCTTAACGAACAACGTGTATATGACAGTAATAGATTCCAAGAATTCTCATATAACATATCATCTTCAATTAATATTAATAGTTGGAAGAATCCACTTAAGTTTGCAGCACACCCTGCAGGATTTAAGGTAGTTGGAACACAAGTATTACTATCAAGTGTCAAGAAAGAGTTTAGACCAAGATCAACTTCTAATCTCAACCCAAGTAGTCAATTTGATTGGTGGTCACCAAATACAAATACTCTTGGCACAACATTTAATGGAACAACCTTCATAACACCAAAACCATCTGCTAAGAATACTGGTAAATTATCTAAGATTAGTAACTTTGCATTATCCAAACCAGATTACACTGCATTAGTTCCTACAGAGGTTTCTATCTACGGAAAACAGTTATTAGACGTTCAGAAGATCTTATCTTGTATCTCATATAAGATTGATGATATTAGCGACAGGACATTAACATTTGACGGATCTAGCACTACTATTGTAGATAGTATCAATGATAGAATTACAATTACTAATCATGGTCTTCTAACAGGACAACAAGTAACTTACTTCTCTGGTGGAGATAGATTCTTAGATGCTAGAGATTTAATCGTCAATAACATTGATTATATTGTAGAAGAGACAATTGGTTTCTTAAATGCTCTATATCCATCACTAACATACGATCAAGCAAAATGTGCTAGAGATACTAGACTTGTAATCGCAGCATGGACAAATGATCTTAAGTATGGTGGTAACTACTTTAGTGTGGATGCTGCACAACAATATACTGACGGGACAGGTATTCAACACGTAGCTGGTGAAGAGGCAGAAACAATATATGCATTTAATAAAGCAAGAGACTTATGTTTATTAGCAGTAACTAACGATCTTCCAGTAGGAACATACACAGACATAGTTCCACAAACAGATCTAAGTATTACTAATGATTCTGGTGGTTGTGCTGATGTCAAGAGTGCTATCACAATCTTTGCAGGAATAGTTACAGGTGCTATCGCAGATCCTACTGCTGCACTACCTACTATCAATGCAGGGAATTATCCAAACAACAGAGCTGGCACACCTATTGGTGGACTTACAAATGCTAGTAAGTATTTTGTTAAAGTTGTAGATGCAAATACAATAGAATTAGCATTAACAGACGGTGCAACCTCAATAGATCTAACATCACAAGGATCAGGTGTAGGACATACACTAAGATGCTTTATAGACGGTATCAATGACTCATTTGCAGTAAGAGTTGATGGTATTGACATAGGAACTAAGATCGGTAAGACTGCAGCAACATCACAATTATTATTAGCGATAAATGGATTGATTGCAAACCCTGCTACTTACACATTTGCAAATAACGTTGTAACATTTGTTACTCCACCATTATCAGGCAGTAAAGTCCTCGCAATGTATTTTGATCGTTCTGATTACACTAGTTCATTTGTATTAGATCAGATTGGAGATGAGATAAAAACATTTGGTGCAATCACAGGTGGTAGTGGGTATAGCGATGGCGTATACACTGCAGTGCCACTTAAGAATAGATTAGGTTCTGGTGTTGGTGCAACTGCTGATATTACAGTTACTGGTGGTAAAGTAAGTGGTGTCGTTCTCAATGCAGCTGGTAATGGTTATACAGACAATGATGTATTAGCAATATCTGATCCTCGTGTTGGAGAACAATTAGTCAAACACTTCATTCCATCAACCGCAACATATGCTCCTGCATCTGGTGAAATGGTATTGACCATAGGTTCTGGACATGGTTTATCAGCACCTAGCACACATACACCTACAGGTGCGACATACGATCCTAATACAGGTCTGATGGTGGTAACTATTAACGATCATGGATTTGTAAATGGAGACTTTGTTAAGTTTGCAGATGGTGCGATTAAATTTAGTTGCACATATTCTGGTGGTGGTAATGACGATTATCCTCGTTCTACAGATTATGCATCAGACAGATGGTTAGAAGCATTTGATTGCACTACAAATACATTTACAGTTCAAGTTCTTGATACTATTCCTTCTACAAACACTGATCCACATACATTCGTATCTGCAGTAACAAACAGCGTTAAGAAGGCAGTATCTACAGTAAGGATTGCTAACGAGTCATTACAGTTCAGTTGTAACTATGGTGGCGGTGGAACTGCATCATATCCACGTCCTACAGATCCTATTGGAACTCAAGGCAAGATGAAAGATGTTCCTGTTGAAGCAGTGGCAACCACAACAATTACTGTTAACGCATTGAATGGAACAGCACCTACAAACACTGACGCACATACATGGGTAGGACTCTCAGCATACCAGTTCCAACCAACAGATATTGCTTACACACCATCTACAGGTGAGATGGTTCTTACATTGAATGGTCATCCATTAATTAAAGGTGACAGAATATTCTTTGCTAATAATTCACTAACATTTACATGTGGTTTAGATAATAACCAAACACAGCACACATATCCTAGAGTTGGAGATCCATCAGAAGGTGCATGGCATACTATTGACGCTGTAACTGCAAATACATTTACTGTCAACGTAGGTGTATCATCTGATACATCAACTCATACATTTGTAAGTGCCACTTCTACAGCTGTCACAAGGGCAGTTGTCAGTTACGGTGTTTACAAATACAGCAAAGTTGCAGACGCAGGAAACTTACTTAGACTTAATCAAAACTTTATTGCTACAACTGCATACGGTAGAATGCAAGCAGCAAACCCATCTTTCTCTGCTGTCTACAAAACCAAATGTGTTCGTGATACAAACTTACTAATAGATGCAGTAGCAGACAACGTAGAGTTTGGTGGAAACGATGCAACATACGATGCTGCTAACTTCTATGTTGGAACAGTTCATTTAGGTGGAGAAGAAGATGAGTCTGTAGAAGTATTCAATCATGCTAGAGATATTTGTCGTCAGGTCATGCGTAACCTAACAGTTACTACAAATGGTGATACTGTTGGCACACAAATAAAAGATAATACTATTAGTAATGATTCTGGTAGCACATCATACTCCGAGGCATGCTGTGTTGATACTGCATCAACAATATCTACATTGTGGGCGATTGTAACTCAGGCAGTAGGAACTACAGCGGGTGGTAGTGGAAACTTGAACGGTATTACTAGAACAGCATCAACACAACCATTCTTCCAAGTTGATGTCGGTAGCGTAACCTTTGATGGACAAGATGCAGTATTTACTACATTGTCTGGTGGATCTACACAGATATTACCACCAAGTGATAACTTCTTGATATTCTTGAATAGCACATTACAAATCAAAGGAACAACTGATGCATACACATATACAGGTAGCACACTTACATTTACAGAACCACCTCTAGCTGGTATGGACTTCTTTGGATTCTACTTTGGTAAATTGACTCAATTAGATCCTATCGAACCATTCTTTGATAGTAAGAAGAAAACATTTACTATGAAAGAGAATACTGAACCATTCTCTCTAGAAAGTGACAACGCTGCAGTTCAAGCACAAAATAACTTGATTATATTCCTCAATGGTGTGTATCAGGAACCTGGCGTAGCATATAACCTAACAGGATCTATCATAGAGTTTAGTGAGGCACCTAGAGCAGGATCTGATTGTATCCTATTCATCTATACAGGTAGTGCAGCAGATATTCTAGTAAGTAACACATACAACGCTATTGATCCAGAAGACAGAGTTAAGATTTCTAGTGAAGGTTCTGATCGTCTTGTCGCAGCTGTCTCAAGTTCGACTACTATTGATAGTTACGAATATACAGGTTTGAAACCAACTGTTGCTGAGTTTTCTGCAACTGTAACTGGAGGACAGGTAACACAAGTCAATATTACTAATCAGGGTTCTAACTATGAGGTTCCACCTATTCTAATATTCCAAGGTGGTGGTGGAGAAGGTGCGTCTGCTGAGACTACAATTGAGACTGGAAGTGGTAGAGTTTTATCAGTCATAAATCTAAAGGGTGGTGCAGGATATACTAGTGCTCCTACTGTATTAGTTGTTCATCCTCTAGATCTAGAAAGAAAACAAAGAAATAGAATCATATCTAATTCATTGTCATTAGGAACATCTTACCTATCATCTACATTATCACAAGCGGGAACTACTATTAACTTGAAGAATGTATACTTTAATTCTTCTGAGAAGAATGGTTTCCCTGACGAAGGTGAAGTATTGATACCATTCTACAATACATCTGTTACTCCACCAGTATGGACATGTGAAAGAATATTGTATGGATCTAAGGATGTAAGTGGTAATACACTAACAGTTGCAACAGGTGGTAGAGGTGCCGAAGGAACAACTGCTGCAGAGCATCCAGTCCTTACAGGAACTTATACTTCTAGCGGACTTTCATGCACAGTCACTACCTCTAGTAATCATAATTTAGTTACTGGTCAAAGATTCTATCTAGAATTTACTAGTGGCACTGGATTTGACGGAACATATATTGTTACCGTAACAGGAGCAACAACATTTACAGTTGAATTCCCATTCTCACGAACAACAAGTGGAAACGTTAGTCTCCTCCCAGAAGTTCGTCTAAGATCATTATAAATAACCAATAAAGCTTATATTGCGATGGCATTAGTTACAGACAATTTTAGAATATACGCTGCGGAAAGCTTTAGAGATACCTTGCAGACCTCAAATAAGGTTTATATGTTTGTAGGTAGAGCAAAGACTTGGGGTAGCACAGATGTGCCACCTACAGGGGAACCTCTTGATAGTTTCGAGTATGCGAGAACTTCTTACGGTGACTCTGTTGCTTTTAAGCGTGTTGACATATCCGATACTGCTCTGGTAATACCTAGAGTTGATTGGATAGATCCTACAAAAACCACTGGTGGTGTAGGAAGAACATATTCGATGTATAAACCTGATTATGCACCGACAAAAACTACTGCAAACGGTTCTTCTAGACTGTATGACAGTAACTTCTATGTTATGAACTCAGACTTCAATGTCTACAAGTGTCTTTATAATGGTGAAAGTCCTGACTTCCCAAGAGGACGCCCCTCATTGGTAGAACCAACAGGAACTTCAACAACTATTATTGAAACATCAGATTCACCTGGCGTATACTCTTATCGTTGGAAGTATCTTTACACTATTGACGCTGACAACATTCTAAAGTTTGTTACCTCAGAATTTATTCCTGTTTTATCAAACTCACTTGTAAAATCTGCAGCAAATGCAGGATCTGTGGATAGTGTTGTTATTGAGAATGCAGGATCTGGTTATAACAACGGAACATTTACTAATGTCCCTATTCGTGGTGATTACAATATTAATGGTGGAACCCAAGCATTATGCACAGTCATTGTGGTATCTGGTTCTGTATCTTCCGTGACAATTACACAAGCAGGATCTGGATATAGTTTTGCATCTATTGATGTAAGTCTTATTCCTAATATTGGTAGTGGACAAAATGCTAGTCTTGATGTTGTATTACCTCCTAACGGTGGTCATGGAAATGACTCTGTAAGAGAACTGGGTGCTTATCGTCTTATGTTTGCTAGTAAACTAGAAACTACTAGTGCGTTCATTGATTTCCCAAATGATTTAACATATAGAAGAGTTGGTCTTGTATTGAATCCTACTGATTACAACACTACAACAGTTTGTAGTCAAAATACTAGATCTGCTGTTAAAGCATTGATATTCCCACAGTCAGGTGCAGGAACACCTAGTGGAACATTCGTAGCTGGTGAGACTATCACTCAAGCATCTACAAATGCAAAAGGATTGGTTGTATCATATGATACATCAACAAAAGTCTTGAAGTATTATCAAGATCAAACAGATGGAACTGTAAATGGTGACGTAGTTGCTTTCTCTGGTTCTAATCAAATTACAGGATCTGCAAGTTCTTATACTGCAACTCCAGATTCAACCTTTGGAACATCTTCTGTTCCTCTAACACAGATAACAATTGGTGTATCTGTTTTTGAGTTAGGTTTATCATTTGTTGGAGGTTATGCCAACGAAGAAATTGAATTAAACTCAGGTGAAATATTATACCTAGATAATAGGATCCCGATCACTCGTTCGGTAGACCAAAACGAAGAGCTAAAAGTAGTAATTGAATTCTAAATGGCACAGAATACAAACCTAAACATAGCTCCTTACTTCGATGATTTCGACAAAAGCAAGGGGTTTTTAAAGGTTCTCTTTAAGCCTGGCTTCCCAGTCCAAGCAAGAGAACTTACAACGTTGCAAACTTTGTTGCAAGATCAGATAGACACGTTTGGTCAAGGCGTATACAAAGAAGGTTCTATGGTGGTGCCTGGTGGTATTACGTTGAATAAGAGTGTGCCATGTATCTTAATTCAAAATAATTACCTCAACCTAGACGTAGAAAATTATAGAACATCATTAGATGGACAGATTATTAAAGGATCTACATCTGGTGTTCGTGCACGTATTCTATTTTCTGTCAGTGCGACAACTTCTACAAGAAGTAACATAACATTCTATCTTAATTACTTACAAAAAGCAGAAGACAATACAACTAATACATTTACAGCTGGAGAAACATTTACTTGCGAAAGCGATATAACATATGCATCTACTACTATTGCAGCTGGAACGCCATTAGCACAGTTACTTAACTCATCTGCTACATCTACTGGATCTACTGCTAGTATTGGTGCAGGAATATTCTTCTCTAGAGGTTATTTCGTTAATGTTGCAGAACAAACAATTATATTAGATCAGTATGGGATTGATCCATCATATAAGGTAGGATTAAAAGTAGAAGAAAGAATCGTAACTGCTGATGAGGACGCAAGTTTATATGACAATGCTATAGGAAGCACAAACTTCTCAGCACCTGGTGCAGATAGGTTTAAAATTACACTAACATTAGTTAAGAAGTTATTAACAGCACCTAACTCTGCTGACTTTATAGAGTTACTTAGAACTAATACTGGTAAGATTGAGAAAAAGGTAGAACGTAGTGATCTAGGTTTTATCAATGATGTATTAGCAACTAGAACAAAAGAAGAATCTGGTAACTACTATGTTAAAAAATTCAAGGTAGATGCGAAAGAAAACTTAGATGATGGATTTAACGGTGGTGTATATCAATCTACAGAAACGACACAAGATGGTAACACACCATCAGAAGACAAGGTAGCGATACAATTATCTTCAGGATGTGCTTATGTTCAGGGTTATAGAACAGAAAGGTTATCATCAACATACAAAGATATAGAGAAACCAAGATCATTTGACACAGAGATGAACAAAACAGTCACCTCTGACTTTGGTAACTCTGTTTTAATGACAAATATTTACGAGGCACCTCGTTTATATGAAACTATTACATTTAGAGATCAAGCAACAGCAACACCTGGCTCAGCAGCGGGTGATGCAATTGCAACTGCAAGAGTTGCTAACTTTTCTTATGTTGAAGGATCTTTAACACCTGGCAATGCATCTACAGTATATCGTGCAAATCTTATTGACGTAGATTTCATACAAAAACTTACCATGACAGGTAGTGTTAGTGGATCTCCTGCTACAGGTGACCGTATGATAGGTCAAACCAGTGGTGCAGTAGCATATGAAGTGTCAGATAGTGGTAATGATTTGCTTGTCAATGGTGTAAATGGAACATTCGTAGCTGGCGAGGTTGTCAAGGATGCAGTTGGAGCTACTATAGGAACTATATCTAGTATCAAAAGATACAACATGGCAGACGTCAAACAGTATTCTTTCAATACTGGTGGTGGAACTGCTGATTCAGTATTAGATGTTAAGGTTATATTACCTGGCTCAGGTCCTATTTTATCAGGTCACTCTGCAGGATCTGCAACTATTACTTCTACGTTGTCTAACTTTGCGTCTCAATTGATAATAGGAGACATTGTAGAGTTCTCAAATAACGGTGCATCTCATAGAGCAAGAGTTACCGCTGTTACTGATAACTTTAATTTCAATGTAACTCGTCTAGGATCTACTACATTAGCTAATGGTGCATTGACTAGTGGTATTATAAGGACACGTCCAGAGATAAAAGATGCAGAGAAGAAGCAACTTCTTACACCTCTTGGATATGCAGCAGTAAAAAATACAAATAATAACAACACAGTCAACCCATCAGGACGTTTTAGAACAACTGTATCTGGTATAAGTGTTAGTGCGGGTAATGCAACTGCTACTGCAGGAGCAGGACTAAAGTGGATCAATGGGTCAGATAATGATGACTTTATTGCAATCGTAACTGCAGGATCAGATGCGGGTAAGATCTATTCATCTGGTAATGGATTTACTCTTAACGGTTCTAGTGCAAACGTAGATGCTTTATCACTAACAGGCATGTCCAATGCAACATCAATTGATGTTATTGGAACAGTTTCTAGTGCAGATAGATCTGGTAAGGCAAAAACTACAGAGAGAATGAAGGTTCTTAAGGTAGCTGGTTCTACAGGTAGTTCAAATGGATTATCACAAGTTAATGATGGTCATGGAACTAGAGTAGAAGATGATCTTATATCTCTTGGTTGTGCTGACGTATTTAAAATTAAGGCAGTATTTGAATCTACAAATGCAAGTGATCCTGTCATTCCACACTTCCAGTATACAAACTTACTAGGAACACTAGCAATAGATGACGTTATACAAGGAGATGCTTCTGGTTCAAGAGCAAGAATTGTATCTACTACAGGAAATGAGATATACTTTATTCCAATAGAAGATGATAAGTTTACAGATGGTGAGACTATTACAGCACCAAATGCTACACTTAAGATTCAGTCAAATGGTATCGACTTAGGTTCTGCAAACGTTACAGATAACTTTGATCTTGATAATGGTCAAAGAGATCAGTTCTATGATTATTCTAGATTAGTAAGGAAAGCTGGAGTTGCAGCACCAACACATAAACTATTGATTATATTCGATAGATTCTTTACATCTAATGGTGTTAATCCATATACTGTTGACTCATATGCAGCATCAGATTACAAAATTATTCCATCATACGAAGGAACTCAACTTAGAGATGTTATTGATTTCCGTCCAATAGTTCCACAGGCACTATCAGGTAGTGGATCTCAAGCATCACCGTTTACTCTAAGTGCAACAGGATACTTTAACCAAGCATCTAGAGCATTTACAAATAACGAGACAGGATTACCTGGCATCAGTGATACAACTACTTTAAGTTTACAGTATTACTTACCTCGTGTTGACAAACTATTCTTAGACAGTAATAGCATTATCTCTATTGTGAAAGGTGCACCTAGCACTAGACCACAACCTCCAGAAGATCTAGAGGATGCAATGTTACTTGCAACGATAACATATGTCCCATATGTCTTTAACGTTGAAGAAGATATCAGTATTGTAGAAACAAACTTTAAGAGATATACCTTCAGAGATATACAGGTATTAGAAGATAGAATTAAGACACTTGAATTCTATACACAGTTGTCACTACTAGAGAGTGAGACTGCAAATATGGAGATTAGAGATGCTAGTGGTCTTAGCAGATTTAAAAATGGTTTCATAGTTGATAACTTTGCAAGTCTTTCTACTGCAGATACATTACATCCTGATTATAGGGTATCTACAGATTTTGAAAGAGGACAAATGCGTCCTGCACACTATACAACACAGGTTCCTCTACAATACAGCACAGCATCACAGAATGTAAAACAAAATGATGAGGATATAATTACGCTTCCATATACATCTAGCGTTCTTGTAGATCAACCATATGCATCAGCTGTTGAGAATGTCAACCCATTTAACGTCTTTACATTTACTGGTGACGTTGAATTATATCCAGAGTCAGATAACTGGGTAGATACTAAGTCACTCAATCCTATTCAAGGTCCTGTTGTAGAAGGTAACTTCTTAACAACAGTCAGAGAATACAATGCAGACCAGAATGGTTTCTCTCCTATACATTGGAACTCATGGAAAACAACATGGACAGGAACTGATGTTCAGAGATCAGTAGGATCATGGCGTGGTGGCGGTGGTAAAGGTAGAACACAACGTCGTAGAACTATTACTACAACAACTACAACAACCACAAAACAGAGCAGAACAGGTATTAGATATAGAGTTACTCCTGTGATTGAACAGCAATCATTGGGTAGTAAAGTTGTATCAGTAGAGCATATTCAGTTTATGCGTTCTAGGAATATATCATTTACATGTCAAAAACTAAAACCAAGAACTAAGTTCTTTGCATTCTTTGACAGCATTGCAGTTCCTAAGAAGTTAATTACACCTAAGATTATGGGTGTGATAAAAGATCCAAGCACTGATGCACAAACAAACAACATTCCATTCCAAATTGGTGAGACAGTTCATGTTAAAAAAGGAAACGGTAAATTCAGATTTAAGGCAAGAGTATCAGCTCCTAACGAAAATATTGCAATCAATCCTATTGATGGCACTGACATAAGCACAACAACTGACTATACATCTAACTTGACCTTTATCAATATTGATACTAAGTCACTTGCAGATCAAGTCAAAGGTAACTACTACGGATCACCTAAGATCAATGATTACTTAGTTGGTGAGACTAGTGGTGCAGTTGCAAAAGTATCAAACAAAGATTTGATTACAGACAAGAAAGGTAATCTTAGAGGTTCATTCTTTATTGATGCACCTAATGTAGAAGGCAACGTTAAGTTTAAGACTGGAACAAAACTGTTCAGACTTAGTGATACATCTAATGACAGTAGAGTTGTTGGTGTATCTGACTCTAGTGGTGAAGCAGAATTTAGTTCATCAGGTATCTTACAGACTACACAAGAGACTATTATATCTGTAAGAAATGCAAGAGTTACATCTGAGGATCAGTTTGACGCTAGAACATTAGTTAATGTTACATCTGAATCAAGAGATGAGACTAGATGGTGTGACCCACTAGCACAAACATTCTTGATTGACGACTCAACCCTTGAGGGTGGTGTATTCTTAACTAAGATTGATATATTCTTCTTTACTAAGGATCCAGAAATCCCTGTAGCATTAGATATCAGAACTGTAGAAAACGGTAACCCAACACAAACAGTATTACCATTCTCTAAGGTAGTTAAAGATGCAGAAGATGTATTTACATCAGCTGATGCATCTAAACCAACCACATTTGAGTTCAAAGCACCTGTCTACATTCCACTTCTAAAAGAATGTGCAATGGTATTGACATCAGATTCCAACCAATACAAAGTATTCATCTCACTTCTAGGTGAAGATGCTATTGACGCTGCACACGTTGGAGAGAAAATATCTGAACAACCATATATCGGTGTCTTATTCAAGTCTCAGAATGCGTCTACTTGGACTCCTTCTCAGTATGAAGACTTGATGTTCAAGATTTACAGAGCAGAATTTACATTACCGACAACAGCAGCACCATCTAAACTTATCCTAGAGAACGGTGAGTTAGGTGAAAGCAATGGTGGATTCTTGAATCTAAGAAGAAATGCACTTAAGACAACATCTGGTAGTGACTTAATCAGAGTATTCCATAGTAATCATGGTATGCAATCTGGATTGAACTACTTGAAGATGAGTGGCGTTATCTCTGAGGTGGCAAACAGCACAACTGCAGCACAGTTAAGTAGCACAGGAACATCTATTGAGATTGCAGAAAACAATGGTTTCCATACTACTATAGGTGGTAGTTCAGTAAGTTCATCAAATCCTGGCTTCATTAGAATACTAGGAACTGAAGAAGACGGTAGTGGTGATGAGATCATCGCATACTCTGGACTTAGTGGCACAAATAACAAAGTTGTCAACTTTATAACAAATGGTAGAAACCATACTGGAACATCAGGATCATCAACTGGTAAGATACATGCAGCTGGTGCTATTGTAGAATGCTATAACTTTGACGGTATACCTCTTACTAAGATCAATAAGACACATAGTAGTGGTATTACTTCTATCAATAGTCCTCACAGTTACAACTTACAAATATCTGGTGTAAATGCAGGAACTGGTATACAAGGTGGTGGAGCAAACATCGTTGCATCACAAAACGTTCCATGGGATGTCTTATCTCCACAGATACAGAGTCAGGTAGAACCTCGCACTAGCATCATTGCTAGAGTTCAAGGAACCAGTGGAACATCTTGCGGACCTTTCCCTGCTAACGTTACAGCAGAGACATCATTTATTAAGGACAGTGACTTCCAAGAAATATCTCTCGGTGAGGAGAATTACTTCCCTGCTACAAAGATAGTTGCAAACCAGATCAATGAGATCAACAGAATGAATAGTGTTAAGTCATTGACACTTGAATTAAATCTTGATTCTGAAGTATCACACCTATCTCCTGTCATTGACTTGACTAGATGTGACGCTATTACAACAGGAAACGTAATTAACAACATAGAACCATCAGTAAATGTCGGTGGAGAATGTGCTGCTAACTACATTACTAAGGTTGCACGACTAGAGAAGAGTGCTTCTGGATTGAAAGTAATGCTCGCAGCAAACGTTTGGAGTGACTCTAAGATTAGAGTGATGTATAAATTGATACCAGCTGGTTATAGTGACAACCTAGATGAATTACCATTTGAGTTCTTTAACACAACAGGTATTCCAGACTCAGGTGAATTAGTTCCTAACAATGACCTAGAGACATTTACAGACTATGAATACACAGTTGAGGATGTAGAGGCATTTGAAGGTTTCCAGATCAAGATAAGTTTACTCAATCATGCACAACCATATATACCAAGAGTCAAAGATTTCAGAGGAATCGCTCTAGCATAATGGAAGAACCAATTGAACTACTCCCTGTTGAGGGTCATACGACTCTTGGCAGGGATCCCACGTCTAATGCAATACTTAATACTGACACTTCGCAGTATGATGCATATATCAAGGCGAGAGAACTTGCAAAGAAAAAAGATAAAACATTAGAAGACCTCAGAAAAGAACTAGATGAGGTTAAGGCACTTCTGACAACCCTAGTGGAGAAGAAGGATAAATAAAGTTAAGCTAAATATTATATGGGAATTCTTTAAAGAATGGCAAGTGCTGTATCCAACTTAATAATATATCAGGGTTCTGACTTTATCATTGACTTTACAGTCGAAAATGATAACGGAACGGATTTTGACCTGACTGGATATTCGGCAGCGTGTTTGATTAAAAAGCACTACACAAGTAGCACTTCACAAACAGTAACTGCTGCAGTTTTATCTCCTGCTACAAGCGGAAGAGTTCAACTATCTTTGACTAATTCACAGACCGCTGCTATGAAGAGTGGACGGTTTGTATACGACGTTGTAATAACTTCTGGATCTGGCATTAAGTCCAGAGTGTTAGAAGGATCGGTAAGCGTTCTTGAGGGAGTAACACTTTAAATGGCAAGACTAAGATTTGGAGACCAATCAGTTCCAAGAGTCACACGTGTCGCTACAGGTGGTGGCGGTGGCACAATTGGCGGAATGTCAGACGTAGATTTGACAGACACATCACAAGGTGGACTAGCAAACGGATCAGTGCTCGTGTATGACGCGACAAGCACAAGATTCATCGCTACAAACGTATTAAACGACATAACAATTAATGGGGGTAGCTTCTAATGGCATCGAATATCCTGATAAAAAGGAGCACAGGTTCTACAGCACCTGGCACTATTACGTTCGGTGAGTTAGCCGTTACTACTGGTGCAAATGGAACGCAAGCAAATGCGGGTGACAGACTATTTGTTGGAGATAACAATGGTGCTGCACAGATTGTAGGTGGTAGATACTTTACAGATCTACTGGATCATGTGCATGGCACACTTACAGGTAGTTCTTCAGTTATTGTAGATAGTAACTCGAAGATAGACCAATGGTTAGTAGATGACATTGAGTTAAATGCTAACGTAATCACAACTTCTACAACAGACGCTGATCTTATTCTTCGTGCAAATGGCACAGGTAAGATTGTAGTTGAAGATGGACAGGAAGTAGAGTTTGGAACTACAGGAGACATAGAACTCTCATTTAATGACTCAGATGCAGTTTTAGACGTCAAGCGTGTCGCGGGAACTCCCGACTTGCGTATCGCTGACGATATGAAACTAATCTTTGGTAATAACAAAGATGCTTCTATAGTATATGACGAGACAACAAGTGATAAACTAAAGATTGATGGTGCAGACATTGAAGTCGGAACCACATCAACAAGTAAGGTAAACTTTGCAAATACCACAGATGCTTCTAACGTAGCAACTGCGGGTGTTACATTTGCAGGTGGTATCGGTGTTGCAGCAACAGCATGGATCAAAGATCTACAAGTTGACGACAATGCAACAATCGGAACTGCAGCTGGTGACTCACTTACAGTTAACTCAACAACTACATTCCAGAATGGTGTAACCTTTAATGGTCAAACAAACATTTCTGGTAATACACAACAGACTGGTTCTATTGAGATTGACAATCTTAAATTAGATGGTAACTCAATTACAACTATCAACTCTGTTACAGAATTAATACTTGACCCTGACCCTACAACTGATGCGGGTGGTCTTGTTATTATTAAAGGTGACCTACAAATTGATGGAACTACAACTACAGTGAACTCTGCTTCAATGTCAGTTAACGATCCTACAATTGAATTAGGAGATCCAACAACTCCTGTCACACTGACTGCATCTGCAGCTGGTGGACAAAACCAAGTTGTTGTGGATGTTGTAGATCAATTACAAGTTGGTGACACAGTTACCTCCTCAGTAACTGGTATTCCTAGTAACACAACAATTTCTGCTATTAACGTAGGAACAAAAACACTTACTTTAAGTAATAACCTTTCACAAACAATGGCAGATGACTCTGTTCTTGTTACTGTGAGTGGTGCAGATGATCAATTAGATCGTGGTGTTAAGGTTCACTACAATGCTTCTGGAACTAACAAGTTTGGATTCTTCGGTTATGACCGCACAGGTGGTGCTGATGGATTAGGTGCATGGACATTCATTGAAGATGCAACAGATACAAACACTGTATTCGGTGTCACAGGTAACCGTGGAACCGTATTACTAGGTGATTTAGAACTTGATACTGACCTTGAGGTTCAGTATGGTGGAACTGGAGTAGGGACATTTACCTCAAATGGTATTGTCTATGGTGCAGGAACAAGTCCTTTACAGGTAACTGCAGAGGCAAACATGGCATCACCTGGCACAGGATCTGATGCAACAACATCTTTCCAAGTATTGACGGTAACTGCAGGAGGCGTTCCTGTATGGACTGACACTATCGACGGGGGAACGTTCTAAAACTTATTTGAATTATGGACGCAAAAATTGTTATTTCTATACTACAAAAGAAAATTTCTGAATTGACACTGATAAATGTAATGATGGAGGCACAAATCCAAGATTTACAAACTCAGTTAAATAGTATGAATACTGACCAACAATCTGAGAATGCTCTAGATGGCAACGAGAATCAAGCTAAAGAGATCGACGACAGCAGCAGCAGTCCCGACGACTTCTAACCTAGAAGATGGTGAGGTCGCTCTTAATATAGCGGATAAAAAATTATACGCTAGAAACGGATCGAATATAATAGAGGTGGCAAACCAGAAACCCAATACGGGTGAGGTGGTTACTACCATGCTTTCCACTGACATAACGAATGGTCAGGGGAATACTTTCTATGTTGCTACAGTAGGTTCTAATAATGATAATCTTGCCAATGGTGGTGGTAATGGTAAACACCCAGACACACCATTCCTTACTATAACAAAGGCATTATCAGTTGCTACATCTGGTGATACAGTCATCGTTGCACCTGGCGAATACCAAGAGGCATTCCCAATGACCGTTGGTGACGGTGTAACATTGCGTGGAACTAATTTAAGATCAACATCTGTAAAACCAACAAGCGGAACTAACGATAATAACGCATTTATATTATCTGGAGACTGTCATGTTTCCGACTTAACAATCAAAGATTTTTTCTACAACAGTGGTGCTGATGAAGGATATGCATTTGTTGTAGTATCAAACATGGACTCTACACAAAGTCCATATCTAGAAAGAATAACAGTATTAACAAAAGGTAGTGTAGTATCTGGATCTGATCCTTATGGATATGCACAAGGAGATGCAGGACGTGGTGCTAAATTAGATGGTGCAAACTTAGCATCTGCATCACAACACGGTTCTGTGTTGTTTAATGAGTGCACATTCATTACACCTAATCAGGTTGGTGTAAAGGTCACTAATGGTATGCGTGTAGAGTGGTTGAATTGCTTCAACTATTTTGCATCTATCGGTATACAAGGTATCCAAGGTGCTACTGGTAGATCTGGCACAGGTCAAACAAGATTAAAATTAGGTGGAACATCAGGAACATTCTCTACATCAGAGGTCACATACCAGTTAGAGAATAGTTTTCAGTCAGGAACTTATGCAAGATCTAGTGCTACAATCACACTGACAAGAACTGCACATGGTTTATCAACTAATGACTACATCTATGCAGATCATATTAGTGGTGCGGGAACTGATAACTTCTATCAGATTACAAAGGTAGATAATAATAGTTTTACATATACAGATAGTTCTGCATCTGGCACAACATCTGGTAACGTCACTTATAAGAAAGCAGTTGCACGTGGTGTAGTTGCGAGTAACGATGGCACATATGTATTCATTACTGGAAAGGGAACTGGAGAATTTGTAACTGTAAACAAATCAGCTAAAGTAACAAGTAGATTTGGTGACTCACAGTTAGATACAGCACAAAAGAAATTTGGAACAGCATCTATATTATTAGACGGAACGGAAGATAACGTAAAAGTTGCTACTGATGAAGACTTTGGATTTGGTTCTGCAAACTTCTGCCTAGAAGCATTCATAAGACCTGGCAGTGTAACAGGAACACAAAGAATATTTGACCTTAGAGATAATTCTGCTACAGATACAGCACCTACAATGTATCTTGATGGAACTACATTACATTATGCAGTAGGAAATACATCACAAATTAATGGTGGAACATTAGCAACAAACACATTCTATCATGTTGCAGTAGCAAGAAGTGGTGGCACAACAAAACTATTTTTAGATGGAACTGAGTTAGGCACATATACAGATGCTAATGACTACGGATCAACAAAACCATTAATTATAGGTTCTGATTATCAAGCATCTCCTACACAAGCATTTAACGGACATATTGATGAAGTAAGAGTAAGTAAAGCATCTGCTCGTTTTACTGCAGGATTTACTCCGACTACAACCGAATATGGTTCAGATATCAATACAGTGCTATTACTCCATGCTAATGGAACAGACGCCTCTACGACCTTTACAGACGTCTCTGGTGGAACATCTGATATTAGATCTAATGGTGGTGATACTGCTACATCTGTTATCACTGCTGACTATTCTCAGTTCGGTGCTGAGATGCGTTCAGTTGCATCTGCATGTGTATACGGACAGAAGGGTGTTCAAGCGGATGGTTCTGGTGTAAAACTTATATTGACAGCACATAACTTTGGTTATGTTGGTTCTGGACAAGACTTTACAAATGACCCATCACTTGCAATTCAGAATAATGAGGTAGAAGAACTTAATAGTGGTAGAGTATTATATTCATCAACAGACCAAGACGGTGACTTCCGTGTTGGAGATGCATTCTCGGTAGACCAAGAGACAGGTAATGTATCATTTGCTGCTACATCAACAGCTCAGTCTGCTGCAAACATCACATTAAGTGACTCAACTGGAACAACTAACATATTCCCTGCGTTTATTGAGACTGGTAATTTAAGAATTGCGGGTAACAGTATTACATCTACTACAGGTCAGGTAATCGTTGACCCCTCTGGTGAAGAAGACTTTGTTGTTAACGCTGAAACAATCGTTAAAGAGGCAGTTTACTTTGACGTTAACAAATCAATATCATTTGGTAGTAATGTTCAAGGTGCTCTAAAAATTGCAGGATTTGGTGGATCTACAGTATTTGGATCATCAGAAGCTGCTAACTTCTCTACTAGATCATTCGTTGTTCTTAAGAACGGTTTAGGAACTGTAAACTTAACAGGAGAAGGATCTGGATATACAGGTGGTGCACAACCAGTAGAGGTAACAACCAACCCATTCCAAATTGCTACAGCAACTTGCACACTGACAACAACAGGTGCATTGAAAGAAATTACATTATCAAATAGAGGAAATTTATATACAATTGCACCTACTGTATCATTTACTGGTGGTGGTGAGGTTTCTGCAGGAACAGCAACCGCAACACTAGGACAAGCGGGTGTTCTACAATCAATTACTATACAAGCGGGTGGATCAGGATATGCAGGACCTACAGGAACTGTAGCTGCTCCTCAACAAAACCAGTTCCAAGCAGATGCATCTTACACAGATGCAAATAGCGTTTCTCAACCCGTAGTATCTACAGCAAATAATACAATCTACATTCCAAACCATAGTTTTGAAACTGGTATGGAGATGACATTTGACGCTACAACGTTAGATGCAGCTGCAGTCGCACCTACTGGTCTTACAACTGCAACAACATACTATGCAATTCGTGTAGACAAAGATTTGCTAAAAGTTGCAACAAGTTTATCGAATGCTAATAACGGAACTGCTCAGGGATTATCTGCCGTTGGATCTGGACAAATGTTCTTCCAAGGTAGAACTGCAACCGTCAACGTCTCACAAACAGGTGGTGTTGTTGATGGATTTACAATCACTGATGCAGGATCTGGTTATCAAAACTCTCCAATTATCACTATTACAGACTCAGGAGCAGGAACTGGTTGTGTCGTAGCAACTGACTTATCATTCTCTGTAGATTCAATTGTAGTTGGTGGCGGTGGAGAATACACATCTAACCCAAGTGTAACATTAACAAATGTGCAGGGAGATACCACAGGACAAAATGCTGCTGCTAATGCAACTATTGGATTCTCAATAGACACAGTAACCTTAACTGGTCAAGGTTTAGGATATAGAAACTTACCATCAGTCGTTCCATCAACAGGAGATGCTACACAAGATGCACAATTTGTTGCAGTCTTAAATGAGCAAGAAGGTAGAATATCATCTCTTTCTGTTACAGACGTTGGATTAGGATATACATCTGCACCAACTCTTACATTTACAGGTGGTGGTGGAATCGGTGGAACATTACAAGCTGACATCCAATCACTTACTGGAAACATAACTGCCTCTGGATCAGGATATACAGCAGGGACATATAACAACATTGCATTTACTGGAGGAAGTCCATCAGTTACTGCTACTGCTGATTTCGTAATTCCTGGTTTTACTGGAACTATAACAAGCGGTGGATCTGGATATACAAACGGAACTTACACACTCAGTTTTAGAAACACACCAACTGCAACTTACACAGTAACAGTTGTTCAGAGAGATAGATTATCAATCTCTAGTGTTACTGGAACATTTGCTGTAGGAAACACTGTAACTGGTTCTGTTTCTGGTGCAACTGGAACCATAACATACGTTGCAAGTGACAATAGTTTCTTATATCTTAGTGGCGTATCTGGAACATTCCAAGATGCTCAAACAGATACTGTAACAAATGGAGCTGGTGCGTCAGCAGTATTAGATACTTTACAAGGTGGCGTTAACAGATATGTAATAGACACAAGTGGATCTGCAGAAGAAGCACCATCATTCACATTATTAGATAACAATACATATCGTTTTGATACTAGTGATGCTTCAAACGCTAACCACCCACTAGTAATTACACCTGTTGTTGGTATAGCAACAAGACAATATAGAACAGCAGGAACTGCAGGATCTTACTTCGAGGTAGTTGTTGGATCTGCATCATCAAACTCAACATCAACAACATATACTTGCTCTGTTCATGGTATACAGATGTCCGAGGACTCTACAATTACCATTGCAGCTGGTGCATTAGGTGATGCGGGTGATCAGATGACTGGAACCATAGTCATCTCTGGTGGTTCAGTAACTTCAGTCACAGTCGTGACACAAGGAACAAACTATGCACTAGGTGATGTATTATTAATAGACGCAGATGATCTTGGAGTAAGTAGTGGTGGATCTGGATTCCAATACACTCTTAATGCAAATACCACTGGTATCACTGCGGTAAATAACATATCATTAACAGGATCTGGATATAATGTCGGTGATGTTCTTAGTGTTGATGATTCAACAGTTGGTGGTGGAGGTGGATCTGGTTTCCAATACACAATCACTAAGGTAGGTTTCTGCACAGCAGTTACTGTAACATCTGGAGGATCTGCTTTTGAGGCATCTGACACACTAATATTAGGTGATGTTGGTGGTGCGGGTGTAGCACAAGGATCTGGTTTAACCGTAACGATTGGATCTATTTCTAGCGTCAAACAGTTAGAAATGAACCAAGAAGGTATTCTAACATTAGGTCAAGCTGGTCAAAGTCAATTAATATTAAATCCTGATGGTGGTATCGGTGCTGCTTCTTATACAATAGCATCATCTGGTAACGCAACATTTACTGGTGTTCAAGGAACCGTTGCAACATTTACTGGAGTATTTTCTGCTCAATCTACATCTGGATTTACTGGATTAGCAACATTCAATGGTGGTCTTACAACTGTAGGAGCAACAACATTAGTTCAGACAACTGCAAAACTTGCAGATGGAACTGCAGCTGCACCTACATTAGCATTTGATAACTCAACTCAAACTGGTTTATTCAGACAAGGAGCTGACTCCATCGGAATATCAGTAGCAGGAGTTGAGAAATTTAGATTAGATGCAAATGGATTTGATGCACCAACATTACAAGTAGATGGCACTGTAGGAAATACAGACCCATTCTTTAAGGTTGACCCATCAGCAAATAGTGTAGTAATAGGTCCTGCAACAAATCAATTATCTTTAGACAATACAAATACATTAAAATCTCTAGGATCAAATATTGATATCCCACTAAACTTTGAAACTAAGGGTGGTGGAGATTTTGTATTTAAAGGTGGAACTGATAAAGCATTTAACATTACTGATGGCACATCTAATGTTGTATCAGTTGACACTGCTACAGGAACTGCATTATTCAGTGGAAACTTAGATGCGGGTAAATTACGTATTAGACAAAATGTAATACAAAACAATAGCACAGGTGCAGTTAGAGCATTTGGTGAAGTTGTTGCAGTAACAATCACAGGAAGTGGATCAGGATATACAAACGGAACTTATACAGCAACAGCAACATCATCAACTGGTGGTGGAACTGGACTTACATTAACAATTACAGTATCTGGAGGAGACTTCTCTGCTGCAACTATTGTTGATAAAGGTCAAAACTACGCAGTCGGTGATACTGTCACAGTTGCTGCAGTAGGTGGTGGTAGTGGTAGATCAATCACCATATCAGATATTGATGGTCAAGGTGTAGTATTGAAACCATCAACAGGATCTAGTGTCTTAGTTGACTCTACTGGATCTCTTGTAATTCCATCTGGAACTACAAACCAACGTCCTAATGTATTAGACCGTGTTACAGGTGCTATCAGATTCAACTCTACACAGTTGCAGTTTGAAGGTTTCAACGGAAATGACTTTGTTTCTCTTGGTGGTGTTCGTGACGTTGACCAAGATACTTACATATTAACTGAGTCTGCTCCTGCAGCTGATGAAGATACATTTGAATTCTATAATGCAGGATTTAATTCCTTATCAATAGACAAAGACAGATTTACTCTTAAGACAACTAGAATAATTGATGTTAACGGGGTATTGAATATCAATGGAACAATCATTGGACAAGATACTGTTGACTTTAAAGCATCTGATGCATCTATTGCAAAAGTTAGATCACAAAAAGATTTAGAAATTACAGGCGGTCTTAGACTAAGAAATGTAGGTGTTAGAGGAACAATTGCAAGTATTGGAACTATCACATCAAGTAGTGGAGCATATACAGCATCACAAACTTATAGTGGAACATCATCTACATCAACAATTGAAGGAACTGGAGCAACATTTGATGTTGTCATAGATGGATCTGGCAATGTGTCTAGTATTTCTATTGCGAACGGAGGCACAAACTACGAAGTTGATGAGACAATAATCATTAACGGTGGTGATCTCGGTGGAACATCTCCTGCAAATGACGTTTCATTCAAGGTTGCATCATTGAGTAGCACAACTCCTGCTCTTGCTCGTATGGATGTCTTGCAACAAGACTATGTTACACAATTAGATTCAAAACCATTCCTTGACCTTGATGCAAATGGTTCTGAAGCAGGATTTAAAATCAACCGTGGTTGGAACGGAGGAACAACAGACTACTTGACTATATTTGATTCTACAGCAACATTTGTGGAATTAGATGACTGTCGTGTGGAAGGTGGTCAATTATCATCATTCCCATCATCTGCAAGTATAGTTGCATTTGATAAGACTGCATTTAAAGGTGCAAAAACACTTGTAACTATTGAGAGTGATGACGGTAAAGTCCACATGCTTGAGGTTACAGTCGTCTGTGCTGCAGCAGGGACAACTGCACATGCAACAGTTACTAACTCAGTAACTTCTGACAATAATTTGGTGGATGCATCTATTAGTGTTGTTGGTAGTAACGTTACTATCTCACTAAACAAATCTAGTGCTGCGACATCATCATCAAACTTCACTGGTAGGTTCACAACTACAAAGGTGAAGGTATAAATAACCTCTAGGTAATCTAAGACAATGCCCGTAAAGAATTTTTCATCTATAGGAGGATACGCAGTAGATGCTACTGAAGTATTAGACACTTCTAAAGCTCTGAAAAACATATCAGCAATGCACATGGTGAGCAATCACTTTACTGATGCAAACAAAGATATATTCATTCTTAAAAGACAAACAGATGCTGCTAATAACACACAGCAACTATCATTAGATGGAACCACACCTCTTGCAGGAAACACACCACCATTAGCAAACGACTCTGTTGCCTTTGCTAGTGCTACAGTTTTTGGACAAGAGACGACGACAAATATATATGTTTATGCAGCAAAATTTGACCTTGTAATTACTACGACAGCTGGAGGTATTCCTACCGTTGCTTCTGAAAGGAAGATCATCGTTAGAAACAATCCACCAGGTCAGGAAACATGGAATGTAGTGCCATTTGCCACACAAATTGGGGCAGCACCATTCTTTACATTCCAAGTCTCAAGTGTGACAACCTCATCCACTGTTTTGTGGATAGGAAACTTAGAATTAACAGTCGTATCATAACCTTATAGGAACGAAATGAGTTTTCAGATTAATACCGACCAACAAAGGATTGAAGCATCTGGGTCTAAAGCGACGGGGAATTGGGTCAACGCCACCTACAGTCGAACTTCTGCGGGTGTTGGTAATATAGTTACTGTTGCACACGGTATCATAGGGACAGAAAAATTATACATTGACTTCACAAGTGGTGGTGAGGTAGATGGAGAGTTTATAGTAACTAAGGTAGATGACGATAATTTAAGTTTTGTAGGTTCAGCAAATAGTGTAATTACAGCGGGTGCGACTCTAGCATATAAAAGAGTTCGTTCATTAAGTATTCAAGGAGATGAGTCACTAGAAATCTCAGTAGGAACTGGTGCTCTAGAGAAAGATGCAATATACATTGATAAAAATGCACAGGAAAACGTTAGGGTTGGTATCAATACTAACGATCCTCAGTTTGAGCTAGACGTTGAGGGACAGATTAGAACGACTCGTTCTATCATTTCTGATACTGCACAGGTTACAAACCTTGATATTGACACTATCATCAACCCTGCGTTGAATCTTCGTGCTCCAAACTTAGTTAACTTTGAAGATACAGACGTTACAAGTCCTACTTTTGGCACAACATTCTTCCCAACTGCTGACACACCTCCTCTAAGTGATCAGTCCAGAAGGGTTGCTACCACTGACTTTGTATATAAAGTTGCTACTAATGACACTGGTGGTCGTGTATACGTATCACAAACCATTGGTAGTGATCTAAACGATGGTCGTTCAGCTGCTAGACCAGTCCAAACTGTTAAGAAAGCAGCACAAATTGCTTATGGTTTGCAGAAAGCAACACCCGATGCAAGTGATGAATACGTAACAATTATTGTATCTGGTGGTGAGTATCTAGAAGATAACCCAATATCACTACCTAGAAACTGTTCACTTGTTGGTGACAACTTAAGACGAGTAATTCTTAGACCAGCTAACCAAGATCGTCACATGATCAAGGCGTCTAACGAAACATACATCTTCGGTGTTGTGTTTAGAGACGCATTACAGAACGCATCAGATCCACAAAGCACAGTAATCCATACATGGAAATTTGCGTTTGTATTTGATGACAAACAAAGATTATACTATGAACCAGAAGTTGAGCAGATTCCTGCAATACCTGGCGATAAATTCCGTGGTGATAACATCTTCAGTATTACATTTAACAACCATACAGGTGACAATGTAACTTTACAAGTTGGTTATTTCCTCCAAGGTGGATCATCAGGAACACAGGGTGTAGTTCAAGCTATTAACTTCACAGGTCCTGTAGCATCACCATACTCTACTGGAACTGTAACAGTATTGATTACGTCAGGCATTACCGACGTATTCCAAGACGCTGAAAAAGTATTTTATGATGCAACAGCACTTGCTAATATTATTACTGATATTAATAACCCAAGTGTATCAGATAGATTTGACGTTGTAGATGCTGAGTCATTGAGACCAGAATTAGAGACAATCTCTAACCAAATTTATCAGCATACTATTGATACTGAGAGAGAAACAGTAGCATTTAGAGGAAGCACTAACTTTATCAATACTACCACTGATAGAATTACAATTACTGGACACGGTTTTGTAACTGGTGATAACGTATTGTATGAAAAAGATGAGAATACAAACCCATTGCCAGGTTTAATTGATGGCACACGTTATTGGGTAAGAAAGGTAGATGATAATACTATCGAATTATATGACCTTGAAGCAAATGCAATTGCTAACACAACGATAACTCAGGGTAGAAAAGATATTACAGGTGTATCTCCTGATGATAAGTTCCATCAGTTAACAACTGGTAATGTGATGTTTGAAGACAATCACATTTATGTTACAAATCATCAATTTACAACTGGAGATGGTGTTGTATATCGTCAAGGTAAGATGGGCGGTATCGGTGGTCTTGTTGATGGCACTGCATATTTTGTTTATGTAGAAAGTCCTAACTGGTTTAGACTTGCTGCATCTGCTGCTAACGCAACACAGAAGGATGCATCGGGTGCTGATAATCCAATAACACTACCTCTAACATCTGCAGGATTAGGTTTCCAAAGATTTGAATTACAGACTAAGGTATTATCAATTACAACAATTGATTCATCTCTAAGCACTATATCAACCTACAACGGTCCTATATTTAATCTAGCGACCTCTGCTGCATCATCTGATTTCCACGATTATGAAGTTGGACAAGAAGTTAACATCTATGGTTTCCAGAATACTGCATTAGGATTTGGTGCATCACCAAACACAAGTTACACTATTAGTGGTGGTTTAATTACTGTTACAGTCACAGGTGTAGACAATACATTAACAAGTGCTTTATTTGCTAATCTAATATCATTAGGTCAAGCTGGTATTACATTTAACTTCCCTAA